TTCCATAGATTTCTGTTATAGTTTTCCATAATTTTACTGTTTTTTATGTAGTTTATCGATGTTTTATGTCTCTGTACTATAATTTATATTCTGTATAATAATTTTCTTCTATATCTATTCTTCTCCCCTACTCTCTCCAAATATACAATTTTTTTTTATTTTTCCAATTTTGGCCCCATATCTACCGAACTAATACTATTTGTTCCGTATAATTTTTTTAACCTTTCTAATTTTTTTAAGTTTCGTCTTTCGTTTTCATATTTTTTCAACTCCCAATTTATTTCGTCGTTTCCGAATCCTAATCTTTTATTTTTTTCTTTTTTTCTTTCTAGTAGTTTATAATATTCTTCTTCTCCTTTTGATATGTCTACTCTTACACCATCAATCCATCTTTCTTCTTTATCTAATTTATTTAACCACAGTTGTTCTTTTTCTTCATCATTATACAATGCATTTCTATAATATATAGGTAATGCTAGTTCTATTCCTTGCCTTGTTTTATATGTTTCGATTGTTTTTTCTCCATTATATTTATTTCTTTCAAAATCTTGTCTTTTTTTATATCCGCTCCCGATCCCTGGACTCGTGAATATTTTACTGTTATATTCTTTATGAACTTTGTCGACTTTATTAACATATTTTACTATATAATTTATTGTTTTTTCATTCACATATTCCCCAATCCATGTTCTCCCATATTTCCAAATCTTCTCCACATCCTTCTTTTTGTCTGTCCATACAATACCATGTATATGCACTCTTTCTGTCCCTGTGTGTCCCAATTCTGTTACCAACCAATGCCTTAAGCTCTTTTTGTATTTCTTTCTCCATCTTTCTAAATATCTTCTTATTGCTATTCTACATATTTCATTATCTCTATCATATCCCGTTAATCCTTTTATTTCATTATCTATTTTTTGTAGTTCTATTTCGCTAAATGTATATGTTACGAATAATCCATTTTTATTTTCTCTTATATCCTCTTGCATTCTTACTGCCCAATTTCGTGCTTTTTGTTTTTTACATTCCATACATTTTCCACATCCTACAGGTACCATTAATACTCTTTTATCAGTAATAGGGGGGATGTTCCCCCCATTTTTTTTATTACTGACATATTTCCTGTTTTTAATTAATCTCGGATATAAGCACATTTTTATTGTTGTGACATTTTAGTTAATAACGCTTCTAACCGTTTCGCTGCTTGTCCTCCAAATTTTGCTGTTAGTAGTGTATTTGCTCCCTTTATGCCTGTGTTCAAGTACATGTTTATTACTTCATGTATTATCTTGTCTCTTTGTTCTTTTGTCAAATCCTTTCTTTCTTTTGTTAATAGTGCGTTTGCCTCATTGTATATCACTCGCGCTGCCAATAGTTTAGCTTCCGGGCTATTTTTATCTCCTCCTTTCATATGATTTAAATCCCTTTGTATCCCTTCATACATCGGACTTGTATCTGGGTCATTATATTTGTTTATTACATCCCATGTCCATTCGTATTGAGATTTTTGACCCATTGTCTGCATCATGTTTCTTTCCCATTTTTTTGCCGCGTAAAAATTTACTTTGTCACTGTCTCTTTCATCGTTTATGAATTTTCTTTCTCGTGCTTCTTCTTTTACCAAATTTGCTTCTTCTTTCACTTTTGCTATTTGACTCACCGTTAATGCACTTCCTAAATCCATCATTTTCACTTGTGCTGCGTTTCCACTTTGTGCACTTCCTCCACTTTGCGACCCTGTTGTTCCTGTGCTTCCTCCTTGTTGATACATTAATGCGGGGTTTAGTCCCGCGTCTCTCATATGGTCTACTTGTGCACCATAATTTGTCTTATTCCACATATCCATTTGCAATTCATGACCTTGACGATTCAGCTGCATTTGATTATTCTTTTGTTTATCCATTAACCTTCTTTGAGCTCTATTTTGTATTCCTGCTCCAATCATTCCTAATATTCCCATTATATTTTTATTTTATTTTGTTTCGCGCTTTTTCAAAGCGTTTTTAATCTCTTGTTATATAAGAACACATGCGTACCACTTGTACTAAATGAAGGGGGTACTTTATTTCCCCCCGTTCATCATTTAGACGCTTCCTGTCCTTGTGTTGGCTTGGCTCCGCCATCTTCTTTTTTTGTTTCTAGCTTTACCACTTTTGTTTCTTCTTTCTTTTTTGTTACTGAACCTTTTCCGTCTCTTTTAGCTTGTATGCTTTTTTGTACTACATTCATCGCGTCTGTTGCAATTTCCCAACGGTCTGTTCTAATGTTATAAGCACTTACTACACCTTCTTTTCTTTCTGTATATATCGACGGTGCTCCATCGCTTATCGGTTCTTTGTTTGTCACTATTCTTTCTATTTTATGTTCAATAGGTTCTCCTTCTAGTTTTTCAACTCCTTTTAGTTTACTAATATGTCTATTTCTATATTTATACATTTTTTCTATTTTTAATGAGGGCACTAGGGGGTAACCCCCCCATGATCCCTCGTTATTATTTATTATAAATTTGGTATTACCTTCGCACTCATTTTACGTCTTGCAAAGATTTTATTACTAATTTGTACCCAAAAATTTTGTGCAGTTAATTGTTCTTCTGCAAAAATACTGTTGTATTTACTTGGGTCTATATAAGTCGTTAGGTCTTCTATTCCATTTGGCCCCGCCTCATATTTTCTATTTAATGTCATGAACATACTTCCCACATTATTATTATCACCTACTGCAAACTGTCCTCTAGTCTGATTTACATTTGTCATGTAATTAATCCATGCCGGTTGTTTTCCCGCACTTTTATAAATTGGTGAATTTGGTCCACTCATTTCTGTATCAAACCATGCCATTTGGTCTGTAATTAAGTCTTGAAATCCTATTTCATCTAGTGCTGGTTTATGCAAATCATTCATTGTTTTTAAATTCACATCCCATTTATTTCCTTGACTGTAATCTACTCTTGGCGTTATACTTGCTATTCCTATAATATAACTAGGCTCATCAATTTTAATTTTTACCTTTCCACCTTTGTTTTTACCTGTTAATCTTCCTCTTCCCGCTAATGTTCCCAACGGTTGTACATTTCCATCAACTACTGTATCCGCATTACTTACCACTTCCTCGAAAGCTAGCTCTTTTATTAAACTTCCGTGATAAATTGGGTTTTCACAACTTTTCGCTCTTTCATGTGTATATACTGCGTCTAGCCAATCGTCGTATGATCCTCCACTGATTGCAATTCTATTTAGCATATTATATACTTTATTTGCTAGGTTTAACGAATCTATTGTGAATTCGTTTCCTACTGTACTCACCGCCGTTACTTCATTTATTCCGTTTGTTCCATCAATCCATTCTGTACTTATCCAATTATTAAACAAGTCACTTTGATATGTTTTTATTGCTAGTCCTTCCTGATTTGCTATTGCAAAGTAATTTTCATCACTATCTGCTCCTAATCCTAATCCATATGGCGCGTATGTACTTTCGTCTATTTCAAACGATGATGTTTGTCTTACACTTTCTAGAATATCCATTCTCATGTCATCAATGTTTGTTAATGGAAATCTTTCAAGTCTTGGTTTTCCTTCTCCTACGGGTAATGTATTATCTATTTCTTGTGCTTGCATTTCCCATTTTTGTCCTTGTGCTCTTGGTCCTACATATCCACTGCAGTAGTATAATCCTTCTGTTACTTTTTCTATTATCGAAAACAAACTTCCTAAATAGTAGTCTACATTATCTATTTTTACTTTTGTCAAATCTACTTTTGGTTCTCCTACTGTATCCCCAGTTCCTAAGTAATTATATCCCATTCTTAATTCTACGGGTATAATATTTGATACCGCTCCTAATGATGTATCTACTACTGCTACATTTCCTAGTATGTTATCATTTCCACTTCCTACTTCTAATGTTGCTCCTATTACTTTCCAATCGTTTCGCATATCATCCGAATGAATCACTACACCTTCCCCGATCGTGACTCAAGCCCACGATCGTGACTGGGAAAC